GGATTACTGCTTTGATAAAATCCCATAGAGTATGGTCATCTCCTAGATAAAAATCATAGAGGTAGTTATATTTACCTCTCCTATTACCTTTGATACCATATTTTTCTACTGAATTTATTTCTTTACCTCTAGCTTTAAGTAATCCAACTATAGTAGAGTAAAAATGATTAATATCACGACCACCATGATACGATACTCCTTCAGCATATTGAATAACAGAATCATAAAAGAAAAGCTCACTAGATTGTTTCTCTATAAACCATGACAAATCTCTACGTTGCAAGAATATTGGGTCTGTAAGCTCTCTCTTCTTAAGTGTATACTTCTCTTTAACAGAGGTAGCATTGTAAGCAATAGTACCTAGAATATGTACTGGACTATCTTTACTTGGTCTAGTACCACTACTCGCACCATGAAATAACCTATGAGCAAAGTTCCAAGTTTTTCTGAAATGCTTATCATTACACCTTGCAATCATAGCTAAATCACTTACGTATGGTTTGCCTTTAGAGTTTAATCTTTTTTCATCATACTCTACTCCATCATGATGCACATTCCTATCATAATCCTCAACTTTCATACTAGAGCAAAAAACATCCCAAATTTCACTAGGAGATGAATAGTATTTACTCATTTGTTGTATTTGTTTTTCAAAGCCTAGAAACTCAAAAACTTCTTTATATGTAGTTGATGAATTTGATTCACCACGAACCCCTGTGATTTTGTTATCTATCCACCATGGATATATTATTTTATTGTTTGGATATACTATTTGATTGATTTCTTGATTTTTCATTTGTAACTCCTTTATTGTTTTGTTATTTTACAATCTCAAGCTCCAATAGTTTACTAATATCGTAAATAGTATGCAAGAAAAAAATAAAAAAAACATATTTTTAGAGGAGAAAAAAAATATTATGGGTAAATATATTTACTTTGATTTATATCACATTTTATGATTATTATAGATACCATGATAGAAGTTACTCTAATATCCATTGGTTTCATCATTGGTTTTATAACAACAACTTTTTCGCATAAAATAGGCAGTCGTACAGTAGAAAATGCCTATAAGAACTTTATAAGCCCTACTCCTCCAAACGACAGTCTCGACAAAAATAAAGCTTACCCTAACACTAGCGAAAATGATGATGAACCCTTTCCTTATTATAACTTCCAAGAATATCAAGACTATGTAGAGACTAATGGATTAGAGTATCAAGACACACCAGAAGAAGAAGAACCAGATAACAGTGAATTTGAGGACTTATTAAATGGCAAATGAAAAGTATTATAGTTGGAGAACAAGAAAATTTTACAGTAGTCCAATGGAAAGAATGGAAGCAGAAAAGATGCAAGCACAGCAAAGCAGCAGTAGAAGCAAACCAATGCCAAGAACAGATATGGATATGGGAGAAAGAGAAAGGATGTTAAGTGGGCTACCAAAACCTATGCAAAAATCCAGAAAAATTGAAATGGATACAAACAAAATGCGAATGATGAAAAAAAGGTTATCTGGCACAAAAAGAATGAAATTTAATAAAAAAACTTATTAGAAGAGAATTAACTTGAAAAACAAGATAAATAACAAGAATATTCCTACAAGACTTGAAAGAGTCTTAATGTATCTAATGAATCGCAGTAAAACTTGCAGAAAAATTTTACACGAAGCATTGGGAGAAGCATATGATTTAGGAGTTCGTGCTGGTATGTTAGAGCTCTCAAAAAACAAGGGTAAGAAGATGCATAACAAAGTTAAAAAAATCATCAAGAAGGATGCATATAAGTCCCTATACATACCAAAGATTTCAGACAAGGCAGAAGCTTGAAGAAGAATGTTCCAAATCCTACTGGCAAAGGTGGTTTTGTTAAAGGTCAGTCTGGTAATCCACATGGCAGACCCAAGAAAGGTCATGCTATTGTGGACAAGTTTAGGGATAATCCGAAAGCTAATGATGTCTTAAAAAAGATTTTTGACATAGCAAACTCACTAGGAACAAAAAAAGAACATGAAGATGCCTTCTCTTGTGCAAAGCTAATAGCTGATAAGCTAGTGCCTACACTAAAAAGTGAAGACCTTACGATAGATGCAGAGGTCAATACTGGCTATGTAGTCTTGCCAGAAGAGAAAGAAGCAGATAGTGAGTAATGTAATATTTAAACCACACGAAGGAGTCCAGACTCTTTCATTATCCATCAGTGATACATACGAAACACTGTTTGGTGGTGCAAGAGGTGGTGGCAAAACAATGTGTGGATTAGCATGGTTACTGAGAGGTACAGAGCATCCTAAGTACAGAGCTCTAGTAATCAGAAGAAATGCAGAGGATTTAGCTGACTGGGTAGATAGAGCAAGAGTTATGTATCCTCATGCAAAGGTAACTGGTAAGCCAGCTACAATTACATTTCCATCTGGTGCGATTATCAGATGTGGACACCTAAAGGATGAGAATGCTTACGAGAAGTATCAAGGGCATGAGTATCATAGGATGGTAATAGAAGAGCTTACACAGATACCAAATGAAGAAAGCTATTTGAAATTAGTATCAAGCTGTCGTTCTACTGTAGAAGGACTAACACCTAGAGTGTTCTGTACAGCGAATCCCGGAGGTAAAGGTCATCAGTGGGTCAAGAACAGATTCATAGATAACCATAAACCAATGAAAGCTTTTGAGGATGAAGTGTCTGGTCGTAAGAGGATATACATACCAGCTACGATAGATGATAATCCTACTCTTGTAAGTCATGACCCAGACTATGTTAAGTATCTGGAGAGCTTACCAGAGCCACTAAAGAGTGCATGGAGATATGGAGACTGGGATGTGTTTGCTGGTCAGTTCTTTATAGAGTGGAATCCAAATGTCCATGTCATAGATGAAAAGAAAGCTATAGAGCTTGGATATGAAGACAGCTTAAACAGAAGGTACATAGGTATTGACTGGGGTTTTGCAGCACCATTCTGTGCATTGTGGTGTCAAGTAACAAGACACAATACAGTGTTTTTCTATGATGAGCTGTATGGAACAGAAAGACATCCGGTGCAATGGGCAGAGATGATATGGGCTAAGTCAAAGAACGAAGAGATAAGTCAGATATTTGGCG